GCAAAAAATATCAGCTATCAAAAATTCATGGAGGTAAAAAAATAGACAAATGAAACACAATGAAAGTAAATTGCAGATAGCCTGTGTGAATTGGTTTAAACTTCAATATCCAATGTACATTTTATTCTCCATTCCCAACGGAGGTCGCAGAACTTTGATAGAGGCAAAAATATTAAAAGCTGAAGGTACTATGGCAGGCGTTGCAGATTTGTTTTTAATGTACGGCAATAAACAACATAACGGACTGTTTATTGAAATGAAATACGAGAAAGGTCGGCAGTCAGATTCCCAAAAGCTATTTGAACGGAAATGCAAAATATTTAATTATAAATACACTATCTGCTATACATTTAGTGAATTTCAAAACACAGTTAACGAATATATAAACAATAAATGATACTAGAAACTATTTTAAAAGAGCGCCAGGCGCAAGGCTATACCGTAGCTCAGATAGCTAAACTCATAGGAAAATCAGAGCCGACTACACACCGCTATCTATATGGTGAAGTCAATATAAGTTTACAAGATACTTTGACTATTTGCGACTTTTTAGGCATTGAAATAAGCCTACAAATCAACCCAAAAGAGCATAAAAAGAACTTTTTTTTACTAGCTGAATAAAATATTTTCAGTTTTATCTTATTATAAATCAACAACTTAGATATATTTAAGTTTTTTTAACTTGCATATATTCAAAGTCGATGTATATTTGCACCATAATTAATCACAAACTAAAATTAATCACAATGTTAAAGAATTTCACAAACAATTTAGAAGCTACTGCATACGGTTACGCCTTAGCAGCATTAATCACCTCAGAAACTGACTGGAAAGCAGAACCTACTATTATAGCAGTGTCCGCAGAAACTGATAGCAGAGTCAAACTTATAGTTAGTTATGTAGCTGGGTTAACCAATTACGGTCATGACGAAGACGAATGCGATGACATTATCGAGCTAACTACATTCCACTTTATCGACATGGATTCAATAGACCTAGTTACCGAGCTTGATAAGTTAACTAATTTCTTTGAGGGTTTAACCTTTGACCCTGAATATAACGGAAAGGACGATACAGATTATAGATAACCTTTAAAAATAAAAGACATGAACGTATTCACACAAACATTAACCGAACTAGATAGCCTTATGGATAGCGCACAATCTATCATAGATAAGTATAAACCAGCTGACAAGCCATGCGATAAACTAGAACTACTAGAAGACATTCAGGAATACTTTGAGCGCAAAGAAAATCAAAAGTCAATGCCATTATGGTTGACAGTCAGAATTGAAAAAGTAATTAATCACAATAAAACCAATTAACAATGAAAGAACTTGTAAAAAAGATAGCGCAGGCTAAAAAAGAAATCAAAGAATCCAAACTAAAAAAGGAAGGCAAAAACACTTACTCAAATTACGAGTATTTCACGCCGAGTCAAATTGAATACCTTGTTCAGTCGGTTTGTAATAGTAACCAACTGATGACAAAGTTTGACTTAAAAAGAAACGAATTAGGAGTTTTTGGAGTGCTTACTATTTTTGACCTAGAAACTGGTGATAGTTTAAACTTTGAAATGGCAACCGCAATACCTGAAATAAAAGCTACGAATATAGCGCAGCAATTAGGAGGATGTGTGACCTATACGGAAAGGTATTTAAAAACTTCTGCGTTCGGTATAACTGATAATAACTTAGACTTTGATAGCCAAGATAACAGACCAAAAGTAGACGCAGATAAAAGGATTGCAGACTGCAAAACTCAAGGCGACTTAACTAAGTTATTTAGTGAGATTAATCCCAAAGATGCAGCGACAATAGAGAAATTCACTAAAAGAAAATTAGAATTAAATGGAAAATAAAGGCAGATTCTCAGCAAGTGGCGTTTCAAAGTTATGCGCCGAAGGAACTGGAGCTACAAGGCTAAGTTATATTTATGAGATTGCTTTAGGATTAGTAGACTGCAAACCAGATATTACAACTAGCGCAATGTTTCATGGTATAAATAACGAAGCAGCAGCCTTAGATATATTAATCCAAGAAAAAGGCGGTCAGCATAACTTTAATTTTGAAACTGGAAGACAGCAATCATTCAAAGTCAATGACTATTTGAGTGCAACTCCAGACGCATACGAGGAAGGTGTTTGGACAGGGGATGCCAAATGCCAATACTCAATAAAAGGATTTTTAGAGCAGAACTCCAAAATATCGAAAGCATATAACTACCAAGTTCAAACTCAGATGCTCGCATTGAAAGTTGACAAAGCCTACCTAATTAATTATTTGACTAAGCCAGAGAAATTCGGACAAGACGATTGGACTGAATATCCGTTCCCATTAGAAGACCGATTTTACATTCATGAAATAAGCAAAGATGAGGCTATCTGTGAGGAGATTTTGACTAAGGCGGAACAATATCACCCTATGATAAATATCGCTTATCAGCAAATGGGAAACGCTACTATTTTAGATGAAATGGAGTTTTTCTATAATCAGCTAAAAAATGGCGTGTACTATAAGTCTCTGAAAGATTATTGGGTGAACAACGATACGGAAGTATTTAGATTTGACAATGAATTTTACATAACCAAAAAATAAATTTTAATCACATGAAACATTTAAGACCATTACACTATTTACTATTGATAGGCTCACTTATCCTATCAAACCTCATTTTTATTTGCACTACTTTTGATGTAGCTCAGCAAAGAGACGAACTAAAAATATTCATTAAAGACCAAAAGGAAACCATAGACGGTCTATATGAGATTTTAGAATACAAAGACAGTTTAATTAATAATTAATATATTTGCACAGAGTTTTGTGATTAATTCTCTTTGGAGGGTCGGCTGGGTGCAAAGCCTAGCGACCTTCTTTTTTTAATCACTTACTAAAATTAATCACAAAAAAATGAACATAGACAAGTTAGAGAGATTTAGATACGTATTAAGCCTTACAGATTGTACGGAAGACCAGATAACAAGTCCTTCAAGGCGAAGGGAGATAGTTAATGTTAGGCAGATGCTAATGTACTTTTGCGTAAACGAATTGAGAATGGGACTTAGGGAGACTGGTTCATTTATGGGAAACAAAGACCATAGCACAGTTATTCATGGTCGAGATAAGTTCATGCAAATATTATCTTTGCCGCATAAAGCCAATTACGAAGCGCAAAGGTACAAGTCAATTCTAAATAAATATCATGAAAAATATGGACAAATGCCTAAAAATCACTATATTTGTGCAGATAAAATACTAGATAATATGACTGCCGAGCTGATAGAATTAAAGGCAAAACAAAATCAAACGCCAATTCAAACGGTTGTAAACAATGCAAAAAAATCACAATTAGAAAAATATATCAACTTAATAACCGATATTAAAAATGAATACGACAGACAAATGGATAAAGGAGCTACATATATTGGAACGGCTGCAATCAATGTCCAATCCAAACTATATCAATTACAAAATTAGAGCTGCTGAAATTGAACTTATCAAAAAATTTATTCAATCATTAAACAATCAATAAAATGTTAATAAACCTGTATTTAAAAGAAGAAAAAAAGTCAATCACTATTTCAGTTAACGAGAAAGTAGACAATTATGGAAACAATTGCTCTGCATGGATAACCCAAACCAAAGAGGAAAGAGAAAGTAAAGCATCCAGAACTTATGTAGGTAATGGTAAGGTTGTATTTTCAAAAGCCAAAGAGTATCCAATAGCACCAAAACAAGAATCTAAGTCAGACGATAAGACACCTTTCTAATGGACTTTGAACAATACCGTTTTCATAAAAAAATGCCTATTGAGCCAGTTATTAAGTGCAAAGCTATGATATTAAACCCAAGTCGATTAAAGGGAGCTGTAAAAGAAATTGAATCCAATGTGGAGCTATTTCACACATCAGGTCTAGCTCATGATAAGACTATAATATTTATGGCGAGAGTTGGTAAAGAGATAAAACCAGTAAATGAGAAAAAAATATGTCAATAGATAATTGTCCAGAAGGCGGCGAGGGGTTGCTAGTCTATCCGCTAAAAGATTTGATTGCACTAGATATTGCTAGGTGTTCTAATACAGAATGCGAAATAAGGCACGAATGCGCGCGATATGAGCAAGCAAATATAGATAAGCAATATATTAGTAGGATAGTAAGTTTAGGAGCATTTGAGCCTATCAATTCAATTTGTAACTTTAAAATAAATATATGAGTAGATACTTTTTATTCGGTTTGATTATCTTTGCTTTAATGATAGCCTACCTTATCCCACCAACTGACTCTACTAAGTCAACAGATAAACTATACTTTGAATTTAAACAAAAGGATAGCTCAGTAACTGCTGACGGATTTTTAAGATATAAGGGCAAGTGGTGTCCGATAGTATTAAATGACTCAATGGCGGTCATATATGAATAAATTAACCAACTAAATTATAAAAGAATGAAAAGCACAATCAAATTATTACAAAGCCTATTGGAAGGTAAAGTCCTAAACTGCAAAACAATTATGAAAGACTTCGGCTATTCAAACGCCAGCCGAGAAATTATCAGAAAAATTGAGCAGCCTTTTGAAATTACACTCAAAAGAGAAAAAGTAAGCTCTAAAAATAGATATGGTGAGCCTGTAACCTATTTGAATTATTCATTAATGGCAAAGGATAAATCAAAAGTGACTAGGTTATTGAAGTCATTGAATAAAGCTAGTGCATAACCGTTTGAATAGAAATATAAGCGAAATCCCTGAAAAATGGGTAATATTAAAACTACCAAACAACTATTATAAAGTTTTTGGAACTTGGGCTGGTTGCTATCTTGATGGTGATAGATGGAAATTAAACTCTGGAATTAATAAAGTAGAGCAAGACGAAGACTTCTATTATTTTATTGGCTTTAGCGGAAGTTGTTATAAGTGCCATAAGAATGGATATGGAACAGCAACTTCTTATGGATTAGGCGTTCTAAATAAACTAATAGAACAAAGCCAAGGAAAAATTGAATTAATGGATGATGTTGATGATTGGGAAAATGTGGTATAACTCGCTTCTTTACGAATAAAAAGCAAAAAAGAATATTGCCCATTTTAAATACAATCAATGGATAAATTTGAATTAGCTGAAAAGATACTAGCCATTTTAGACGAAGCAGATTTAACTCACTTTGATAAGATGGCTATTATTGTTGAAGTGAAAAAGCGATTAGTATCGGAGAATAAAATGAGAATGCAGCGCGAAATCTATGAGCAATTAAGAAAAATTGATTAATTTTGCTTTATGAACGGAGTTCCATTAGAGGTTTTACATCACCAATATATGTCAAGTCCACTAGCTAAATATAGATTGACCTATGAACAGTTCGCATACTACTACACTAAATGGATAAACGAAAAAATAAATGAAGGATAGAATAAAACAATCAATTAAGATAGACTGGCAAAAGATTAAACCACTTCAGCCTGAAAATGTAAAACTTCCTTACAATACTCAGCACCTTAAAAAGTCCTTATTAAAGTACGGATTTTCACTTCCATTTTATGTATGGGAAAGCGAGGGCGAATATTATGTTATTGATGGACATACTCGCATAGAAGTTTTAAACGAATTAATAGCAGAAGGTCACAAAGTACCAAAGGAACTAAACGCAGTTGAAATCGAAGCTAAAGACCGAAAGGAAGCCATAGAAATTCTAGTTTCAGTTTATAACCAGCGACAAAACCCATTCGCTGAAGAATACCTTATTGAGTTTTTAGAAGTTGAGCAAATTAGTATTGAAGAGGTCAACATTGAGAGCGTAAATGTAGTGAGTGAGAATATAGAAGAAGAAGAACATAAAGAAGAAACAATAAAAGAGTCAGCCAATTCAATAAGTTGCACACTAACTGACCAGGAATCTGAAATATGGCTGAACACCAAAGAGAAAATAGGCAAAATGAAAGACAAGGAGGCTATATTCGAACTTATAAAGAGATTTAACCCATAACTAAACCAATGTCAGAATCAATAGACCACCCTAAACATTACGGAGGCGATAATACTTACGAAGCTATAAAGGTAATCGAACACTATAACCTAGACTTTCACTTAGGGAATGTCTTAAAGTACATTCTAAGGGCAGATAAAAAAGGCAAAGAGCTGGAAGATTTGAGGAAAGCACAATGGTATTTGAACAGGAAAATAGAACAGTACGAACATAATATTACTAAACGACAAAAAGTGTCGCTAAACGAGCAATAAACGACCTATGGCAAAAATTGATAATCTTAAAGGTAAGGGGGTTAAATTCTCAAAGGACTACCAACCGTCACCAGAGAATAAATCAGCTGGTAAAAAGAAAATAAAGACCATTAAAGACGCATTAGTATTCATAGGTGAGCAGATAGCTAGTAAAAAGAATACTATTAATGGTGAGTTTGAATTTTCAATGGAGGCTGAAATCATTTATAAGCAAGTTGAAAAAGCATTGCAGGGCGATACTAAGTCCGCAGAGTTCATGGCTAAGATAGGAGGTTGGGAATCACCTAAACAGGTTGAGCAAAAGAACACTCACGAGATGATAGGACTAGCAGCAGAGTTTGTGGATAGGTCATAAATATGCATATTAATAAAGTTCAATTCGATAATAAGTGGTTTAATCCACTATTTCACATACTGTGGGATATTGAAACTAAATATCCGAATATAAAGCACGTTTACATCTATGGCGGTAAGTCATCAACAAAAACTTATACGGTAGCACAATTCGCATTGATTAAAGCTGCGGTGTACGGTAAAAATACCCTAGCCTTTAGGAAAGTATCTGACCGTATGAATGAGACGCTAATAAGCACATTTAAGAAGGCGAGGCGCACCACAAAAGTAGAAGCTGCAATAAACGTAATGGACAAAGAGTTCAGAGCAGCAAAGGCACACATTAAGTTCAAAGGATTAGATAGCGAGGATAGCGCAAAGGGAGTTGAGGATTATTCATATATGCTATTTGATGAGTTAGACCAATTTAGCCAAGAGGAATATGAAGAGACTAGACTATCATTTAGGGGAGAGGTATCTAAGATGTTTTTCTGCACATGGAATCCAGTATCTGAACATTTATGGATTAAGCCTTACTTAGATAGAATAGAATGGATTGATAGCGAATACAAGCTACCAAGTCCAGAAAGTTTTATAAAGATGTCCGCAGACGGTGCAAGGCTATTAATTAAAACCGACTATAACGATAACTATTGGTCAGTCGGCTCACCTTGCGGAACTTATGGCTATAGAGATGAAGCGTTGATAAGAGACTACGAACAGTTAAAAACTTACAACTATAATAAGTACCGAGTAGTGGTGCTAGGTGAGTGGGGAATAACGGAAGTAAAAAGTCCAGCGGTGCAAACCTTTGACGTTAGTAAGCACGTTGGCAAAGTAACTCCATTAGAACATATACCTTTATTATTTTGGGTTGACTTTAATATTGACCCACTCGCTTGCACTGTATGGCAGATATACCGAGAAGACGGCAAACATAAGATAAGAGGTATAAGGGAAATAACCATTAAGGCTAAGGAGGGTATTCATAACACTCAGCAGCTAATTGACTTAATCAAACTGCAATACGCTACTAAACTACATTCAATATGCTTTACAGGTGACGCTACAGGTGCAATGGGCAGAGCAGAAGGTTTATCTAATTGGATTCAGATTAACAAAGCATTCAATCTAGGGAGACGTTTGCAAGTTCCCAAATCAAATCCAAGTGTATTAGCATCTATTGACTTATTGAATTATGTATTTTATAATCACCCTGACATATTACTAGATGAGAGCATGACTAATACTATATTTGAATTGCAGCATACCGAGAAAGATGACAAAGGACTAATTAAAAAGGATAGGAAGTTGGCAGAGCAGAGGGCGGACTTTATAGATACAATTAGATATGGCATGAATTTTCACTTTTTGCTGCAAGATGATATGCAAAAAAACCCACAAAAGTTTGGCATAAAATAAATATCTTTGCACTAAATTACATAATAGGTATGCCTTGTATTAAATGCTCAACTAATAAATGGAAAATAGGTAATGGTAGATGTATTTATACTTCATTACAAGATTGCGAACGTGCATTGAAAGCCTACTATGCTAATGAAAGGAAAGAAAATGAGGTTAAAAAGAAATAAATTAAAAAGGAATATAAATGAATAGTGAACTAACTGAAATACTTTTATACTCATTGATGTTGTCTTTATACATCAATGCCTTACAAATTATGTTCCAGGCTGAAATGGTATTGAACTGGCTTTATACATGGTTAGAATCTAAGTTTAGAAACCGAAAAATCAAAAGCAAATGGAGAAACCATGAAGGTTTACTTTACATAGCCAAACCATTATTCGCTTGCGCATCGTGTATGCCTTCCATTCATAGCTTACCTTTACTATTTATACTTCCACTATGGAAAGTCGCTATAATAGCAGTTATAAGCATAACCATTGCAACTTTAATTAATGATAAAATATTTGAATAATGCCGACACTATGTGAACCAATTATAGAATTAAGCATCTGTGACAAGAACGTCAAGATAGCTGAGAACATTCAAGACCTAACCTTAATAGTTTATAAGGGAAACCAAAGACAATGTAGCTTTGAGATACCTAGCATAGCAGGTGACATAGTGCTAACAGATACAGAGATACTAGAGTTCGGAAGTACTGCTCATACATTCAAACTATATTTAAAGTATGCTGACAACAGTAGAGCTAACTTTCAGTATTATAATTGTGAAGGTGATGAGATGCAAAGCGAAGTTATTAGATTAAGATTTATTGAATGTGGTGATTTAAACGACGTGCTAAATGAAATTTGCTAGTATAAAAGAAAAGCTATTCCCTAAAAAAGTAGATGTAGGAGGTAGGAGCGTTCCTATGCGATATGCCTTTACAGGTGCAAGTGGTCATAATTACTATCATTATATCGATGCTGCCAATGATATGAACCCGGCGAGGTATATTGAATATTACTTGCCAATGGTCAAGGAATACTTTTTAGGTATTAAGCGAACAGAGTTAGATATATTCTTTAATAAGTGTAAGGGTTATGCTAACATAAAGCAATACGAAGCTGCTCACCTAGTAATGGAGGAGAGAGCAAAACTAAACTTAGATACAGGAATCATTTATGATATAATGAGCGTTCTATATCTGCGAGGCGATGAGAAAAACGAATTTGTTGACCAACTATTCTTACAGGAAAAATCTAAGGACATTAAGAACACAATGCGAGCAAGTGGAGGGGCTGATAATGGTTTTTTTTTATGTCCAGAGTTCAGGAACTTTTTAAAGTCGGCGAATCTATCGGACATAGACTGGAGTTCATATACACGAATAGCGGAAAGGAACATAGAGATATTGGAGGAGACGTTGAATTTAATCCGCAACTCCGACCAATTCAAGAATATAACGAGTACACCGAAAAAATAAAAGAACAGTTAGTTTACATTTGCCAAAATGTAGACGATTATAATAGAGTATGGAACGGGACAATGCGAGACTATTACTTTGCGCTCACTAAGTTCATTCAAAGCATACCAAAAGAAACCAAAAAATCCAATAAGTAGCGAAGGCTTTAGGATATTTCATAACATTTAAAATCATTAAATATGATAGATGAAATAATAATAAAAGCCAGGTTAGATACTAAACAAGCCGAACAAGAATTTGACGAACTCAAAAAAAAGGGCAATTCTACAATATCTGATATTGAAAAAAATGAAATCAATGTCAAAGTAGATACAAAAGATGCAGTTAATCAGGTATCGAATCTAAATGGTACATTTGGGAAATTACGCCAATCATTAACAGGAAGTAATGGTATAGGTTCTGCAATAGCTGGAGCTTTTGGCGGTTTAGCAGTTGGTGCAATCGGTTCTATTTCAAGTGCTATAGGTTCACTTGGTTCAAAAATAGTTGATAGTACAGCAAAATTTCAAAAGTTTGAAGCTGTTCTTACAAATACTTTAGGCAGCAATTCAAAAGCAAAGAAAGCACTTGACGATATAGTTTCATTTGCCTCTACAACTCCATTCCAAGTAGATGAGTTAACGGAAAGTTTTATAAAATTTGCGAATAGGGGAATAATACTAACCTCTAAAGAAATGACTAAGCTAGGAGATATAGCATCTAGTCAGGGTAAGTCATTTAATGAATTAACAGAGGCGGTTTTAGATGCACAAACTGGAGAATTTGAAAGATTAAAGGAGTTTGGAATAAGAGCATCTAAGGAAGGAAATACAGTTAGTTTATCATTTAAAGGAATTACAAAAGAAGTTGCAAATAATGAAGACGCTATTAAAAATGCAATACTTTCTTATGGAGATTTAGAAGGGGTTGCTGGTGGCATGGAGGCTATCAGTAAAACATTAGGTGGTCAATTATCTAATTTGTCAGATAATGTAGATATGCTATTTAAAAATCTAGGTGAAGCCTTAGCTCCAATTATATCGGAGGTTACATCAAGATTAAATACTTTAATATCTTTTATAGTTCAAGCATTACCAGGTGTAACTAATTTTTTTAGTCAAATAGGAGGTGCAATAATTACATTTTTTAGCGAAAGTCAATACGTTCAAAAGGTAGGCGAATTATTTATTGCTTTATTTAATACTGTAAAAGAAGTTAGTATTGGTATATATAATGCATTTGTAGAAATAGGTTCGGCATTTGGATTAGGTCAAGATGGTGCAAGTAATTTTGTAAAAGTTTTTGACTACGTACTTACAAATGTTAGAATAGCAATTAATGCATTAATTTTACTTATTAATAATTTCAAAGATGTATTAGTTGGCTCTCTTGAAGTTATCGCATTACAAGTTAAGACATTTGTAAATTTTTGGAAAGCTATTTTTGCAGGTGATTTTAGGGGTGCAGTAAATGTTATTGGAAATTATATAAATGGATTATCATTTATATTTGAAAATACCTTTGGCAAAATAAAAAATAATTTGATTGACTTTGTAAAAGGTATTCTTAAAATAGTAGAGCCTTTTGCATCAATGTTCAATATAGACATCAATAAGCTAAATAAACAATTGGACTCGGCTAAGAGCCTTATTGCAAAAAAAGCAAAAGGTAATGAGCAAATAGATGCAAATAAAAAGGATTTAAAAACTCCATCTGGCACACCACCTCCAACTCTGCCAGCTGACCCCACTGCACCTACAAAAGGTGAAGATAAAAAAGCAAGTGAAGCTGCCGCAAAAGCTCTTAAAATAAAAAAAGATTTAGAGAAGGAAAAAAATGAGGCTGTATTTAAAGCAGCTCAAGAGCAGCAAAAAATATTAGACGAAATAGAAAATGCCAATTATAAAAATGAATTTGATAGAGAGCGTCAGCAGATACGAGATGAGTTTTTCTTAAAAATACAAACCAATAAGGAACTTGAAGCTGAACTTATAAAATTAAGAGATGCTAGGATAGCTGACATAGATAAAAAAGAAAAGGAAGCGAATAATAAAAAATTAGAAGAAACGTATTTAAGTGAAATACAAAGTGCTGAAAATTTTTCTAAACAACAATCGCTAATTCTAAAAAATAGATTGGCAAATGGTGAAATAACTGAGGAGCAATACAATGAAAAAATAAAAGATTTAGAATTAAGCACATTAGAATCAAAAATATTAATAGCTAGTAAATGGTCAGGTACTGTAAAAAAAGCAGCAGAAGACATTACTACATTCACTAATCAAGAAGCGGATAAGAGACTAGATAAAGAAATTGAGAACAATAAAAAAAGAGAGGAGTTATTAAAAAAAGCGGTTAATGAATTAATAGAATTTGCTCAGAACGGAATACTTTTACAAATAGGAATAAACCCTGCTGATGTAAACAAAGTAAAGAGCACTCTTGAAGATTTGCAAAACACTTTAAAGAAAGAAGATGCAACTCCTGGAGAAAAAGCCGAAGCCGCAGCAAAAGCCGCTGGAGCTGTAGCTCAAACCGTTTCAAATACTTTATTTGCAGCAGACACTCAGCGTAGACAAGAAGAGTTAGCCGCGTTACAAGCTCAACAGGAAGAAGAGCTAAGGTTAGCAGGTGATAACGAGCAGAAAAAGGATTTAATTAGACAAAAGTATGCTTTAAAGGAAAAGGATATTAAACGTAAACAAGCCGAAGCGGATAAGCGTAAAGCTATATTTGATGCGATAATTAATACAGCGGTTGCGGTTGTAACTGGATTTGTTAAAGGTGGACCTATACTTGCAGCAATAGCAGCAGCATTAGGAGCGGCACAGATAGCACTAATATCAGCGCAGCCTATACCAAAGTTTGCAAAGGGTGGAGCAGTTCCAAGCTCAGATATACAAGGAATGATTAGCGGTAAGCCTCACGCTGCAGGTGGAGTCTTAATAGAAGCCGAAGGTAACGAGTTTATAACTAGAAGGTCTCAAGCTATGAAAGGAGACAATCTAGGTTTATTAGAGGCTATAAATATGTCAGATAGCGAGAGAGACGCATATATCAACCGACACTATGTAATGCCAGCACTACAGGCTAAAGAAAGTGAAGCGGCTAAAAGTTATAGGAGTTCAATAATAGAAGCGGAAAATAACCTCATAGCGAGGGTTTCTAGTCACACCCTTAAATCTATTCACAGAGAGCAAAAGAATACAACAGATGCAGTCAAAAAGCTATCTAATAACAAAGACTTTAGTTGGTAGGCTGATAAAAAGTTTTCTGATTGCATAGCTCTAAACACTTATAGACGTGGTCGATGTCTTCTTGGACTTCCATTTTAGCCTTTTTGCTGAACTTAGAATATTTCAGCATTAGCTTTTGGTCACGCGGATTAAGATGTTCTAGTTCGTTACATAGTTCCATACACTTTTTTAGTTTAGATAGTTCCTTTTTTGCGACCTGAGCTATCAGCATTTTGTTTGCCTTATACTCATAAATAACTCCTAGCTCACCTTTGTCTATTTCATAATATTTTGACTTATCGATGCGCCTAAATTCAGATTGACTAAGTATCTCTGTTTTTAAATTATCAATCTCGGTCAGGCTCGAATAATCATCGTATAGATTATAGACCTTAGACCCAGTTATTTTATCGTAAACTTTGGATTCGACTCCAAAAGAATAGCAGTTATAGACTGCGAGTATGTGAGGTGTGATTGTGTACATTTATTATATTTTTTCCAAATGTAGCCTAATAACTTTTTAACCATTGTTAAATATACTAAAATTGTTTAGCGTCTTATTGATGTAATAAAGTTGCAACTATATAAAAAGTTTAGTATTATGTTTAAAATTTCGTATTTTTGCACGTATGGAAGTAACGAAAATAGTCATCAATGGTATAGAGATAACCACTATAGACAAGCCAATAGGCTTAGAAGTGATTAAATTATCCTTAGATAGAGACTTTCAATACAGCTGCGTAGACACAAAGATAGAAGCCGAACTAAAATTCTATTGTGCGAGTGGCAAAACGGAACTAGATGCCGAATATGAGAGCAAAGGCGTGGAGGCTACAGGATATATAGAAATAACTGATAGCTGCGGAACAAATGCACAAACTTATAGATTTGATTTAGACTTTAAGAAGTATAGCAATCAAGGTGAGTTCACTACAATAGGACTTATTGACGTTAATAGTTTATGGAAAAAAGACTTAGACAAAGAGGTTAACTTAATTACATCATTATCTCAGCCTGATGACTTTTATATTAGGAATTTACCACTTGTATATACATACGCTAGTGAAAATGTATATGCTAAGATAAATCAAGATACATTAAATACTGAGCATTATTGGAGTTGGAATCCATTTCCAGTTTTATATAATACTTCACCACCAACAACGCCTCCTAGTCCAGCTCCTATTCCGCCTAATTCACTTCCATTTCCTACATTATTTTATTATCAAGATTTTACTCATCACATTATGCCGAGAGTAGATGTAACTAGGAATGATTTGGAAACTAGTGATGGATTATTAATGGACACTTTTAATATAGGTGGTTTTGTTTTAACTAAAACTATGAACTTTAGCGATGTATCTGGCACAGTGAGCAGTATACTTGGTTTTTATTCAGAAATAGAACCTCAGCCTGTATTTGAAAATAATTTGTCAGCAGGAGATTTTACTATTAATACATTTAACGACCAATTGACTTTAGATTTAATAGACGTCACTTCTGCTAAATGTCAACTTGTTGAAATTAATGAACTAATTATTGTCGGAAAAACTTATAGCAGTCCAAGGTATATAATGAAAAATCAATTATATGCAACTCCAATTATAATAAATACATCTACTCCTACTACATATACAATAGCATACAATAAATCAATTTCATTAACCTTAGAAGTAAAAGAACAAGAAAAAGTTTGGATTTATTACGACATTTTGTACAAACAAATAGAAGACCCAGCTCCAGTATATGACCCTATATCTTTAAAGTGGCAGTATTATCCTTACAATCAAATACAATTTAAAAACTTATCTTATGTTATGTCAAATACTATTGACATTGAGTTTAAGTTGACAAAAGACGTAAAAGCTCCAATAGTAAATGCTTCCGAAATAGTTCCATATCATACTAAAACAAAAGCTTACAAAGGATTTAATTTTTTAAATAAAATTTTTGGAACTATTGATAATATTGCAGATAGCGATAATGATTGCTTTTCAGATTTATGGTTTAGTAGAGGTGATTATATTAGAGGAAAAATAAATGTAGCTGATTTTATTGTAAAGCCTAGCGACTTCTTTAGGGAACTTGAAAAGGTTGTATGCTGCGGACTTGGATATTTTTATGACACAGACCCAGCAGGTGAAAAAAGATTAATGAGTGTCTACGATTTTTATTCCGATACATTAGTTCCAAGTCAATATCAATTCTCGGATAGTGATTTAATAGATGGAATAATCGAAATAGCTCCATTCTTAGCACCGTATTACAAAGAAATTCAAATAGGTTATAGCAATTCAAAAGACAGTCCTAAAGAGCTTTGTGCGCAAAATGATTATTCAATAGACAATGATAGTGATTCAAACTATTCAAAGGTAAGTGATTTTATAGCCTCGCAATACATTATAAACAATGCTTTAAGGTTAGGAACTGTAGATGAGGAACTTGAATTTGATAGAAATATATTTATACTTTCAGGAACTACTGTAAGCGGAAGTCCTACAAATTACAATGTTACTTTAAGCCAAACGAGTGGATTTTTAGGAGACAATGTAATAGTAGATGGAATGGCTATTGCTGGCATTAATAAACGATATGCGACGGCATTTAATCTATTTAGACACCTTTATAAGTGGGGCTTTAGTTTATTCGCTAATAAAGAAGTATTGACAGTTAATAAATACAAGGGAAGTACAATTTACAATGGAACTATAATATCAACTTTAGGAACTGCGGCTGCAAGTGGCACGCCTTATCAAAGTTTAAATCAGTGTAAACTGCCAAGAGCAAATGCTGTAAAAACTCATCAAACTATTAGTGGTTTTGGGTCAATAAATACAGAATATAACCTATACGTTCCTAGTCAGATAACATTCAAGACTGCAAAGCTATCTAGTTTAGATTTAATAGCTATGAGAGCACACCAATACGACTTATTTAGCGTTAGTGACGGAGTGAATACATACTATGGCAACTTGATAAGCGCCAACCTAGAAGACGACGTAACAGAAATAAAATTATTAAGAAGATTTAAAGACGGAATAATATGAGTATAACATTAGGAGGTTACACAGTAGAAACCAAAAAGACAGTAGGTGAATTGCCAGCAGGCTCGGATAATATAATAGCAGAAACGCCATGCGAGGAGACTATTAGTTTAGCAACGGTGCAGCCTGTATGGAAAAAGATACATGAATATACTAGGACAATAGCTTCGACTGCTAAACCTTTGGGAGGTTGGGAAATTGTACCTACATTTAGAACGATTCCAGATGACGTATTTGCAGACGGATATGACTATGAGGTGTCTTTTAATTTTACATATATAGGCTCAAGTCCTTCATTAAATGTTCAATTGCAAAGATTTTCATATACAGTTGGGGGCAATAATTGGTTTCAAAATGTGATAACTGGCACATCAATAAATATGAACGAATCCAATTGTGGAGGTAGTTATGCTAATACTGCGAGAGCGTTAATAGTAAGTGCTGATGATGTAGTTCAATTTGGATTGCAGGTTACATTTTATATAAGACAATTAATACCAGCTACTATAGAAATAGAACTTTGTGGCGGTGGCAACGTAATACATTTAACGGAATTAGAAGAGACTAGCGAAGTTATAAATGTATTTATAGGAGATGGTGAAGACCCATTAAGCGAGAGCGTAAATTCAACTAAAAGAAATAGTACATACGACCCATACGACTTAGGAGCAGGTGAAATAGCTAAAATGCCTCAAACGTGTTTAGGTTATGGCGTTAATTATGTAGCCTCTCTATTCTCAAGTCCATACACTTCGCCAAATGATAAAACATATTGGATAGCGTCAGGAGTTTATGAAGCTAAGATTAATATTCCAAAAGTACCGCCACAGTCCTTAGATTTCAAACTTTATAACGGTGTTAGCTACATATTTAATGAGGATAGTGATGCTAATGGATTAGTAGACTGGACACCATTTACTTTAGGAGTGAGCGGTGTGAATACTTCACTACAAATATGGGACGGAGGTATACAAGAAACGTCAAGTGCAGAGCAATTTCTATACCTTAAATATGATTTAGCTTCTTATGATTGTCCATGCGATGAGTGCGGAGATAGTTGTGGTGGTATTACAATTATATTTCACCAAAGCTGCGGAAATGCCTATCCATTGAAGTTTAACTTAATGATTCAAGAAGGGAACTATACTATCGAAGGTGAAACATTCACTCAAGGCGGTGCTATAATAAGACCAGTTACTAAGGTGAAAGCTACATACGACTTAGTGCTTAGCGAGTATTCAGACGAAACATATTTACTATTAATGGAATTGCTAGCAGATAATGTATTGATAGAGGTTGTGGACAATATAGATACTTCAAATCCTACAACCGAATACTATATCGATACCGATTCTTTGACTCCGACTTGGAATTTCAACTCTAAACTAGGTACGATAGTTATTCCTGTAATTAGAAAGGATACGATAAGAACTAGCAGACGAAATTGCTGCGGTTAAAAAAATATTATTCAAATTAAAAAATAGTTTGTATATTTGCACTCATATTGTACTTTTGACGAGGTCGGTATAAAAGAAACATAGCGTTAAAATTTTAAAAGAATAAGACGCCCTTAGCCTTTGCAGACCTCGTCCTTGTGCAAAGGCTTTTTTCTTTTATATCAGTACGGTTGTATAGTCGAACCAATCAAAATCAGACTTAAATAGCTGAGTAAATTAAAATAAAAAGTAGTGTAAAACATTGATATAAGACTAGCAAATGTCCACTCCTGACAACTAGCAACTACAAACCGAAAGGGAAAAATCAATGAACGAATAGATGGTTAAAATCCATGCCACCTTTAAAGTGGAAGAGAGCGGAAGTGTTTACATTGCTTATTACTTGCCATAATAGAAACTAACTATAATTATTCAGTCAGTGTCTAATTGTAGAGAGTAAAGGAGAAACTATGTTTAATTAGTATTAAGATTAAAAAAAATAAATTTGTATAAATAAAAATGCACTATATTTGCACTCAAGACATAGCGAAGGTGTCGGATATTTTTAACTTTAAAATTTAATTAATATGGCACTTTGCACAACTACTTGCGACGGTAAAACAATGGTCGCATACACAGAACCAGATTGCAATAACTTTTATGCACTCGGTAACTCAACATCGGTAGCTTACATTCTTTGTGAGGATACCAACAATCTTTTAAAAGTAAACTATACGGCTTCAGGCGCATGGAATACAGCTATTGCTGGCGTTGATTCATTCAAAGATTTGAACGTAATTAACAACGTTCTAGTAGCACTTCCAGAGGGTGAAAACTTGACTATTGAGAATCCAATGAAAAACGGTATTCCAAACTTAAAGACAGGCGAATCTCACACAGTAACTATCACTGACCCGAAAGTTAGCTCTGACAATCATGATTTCTATAACATGATAGACGGAAAAACTGCGTGGGTAGTTATAGCTTACAATGACGGCAGAATGCAAGTAAGTCCTAGACCTATGATGCTAATGGTTAAATCACCGGGTATTGAGTTTGGAACTTCACAGAAATTCACCGTTGAAGCTCAAGTTAACTTTGATAGAAACGAATATTGGTTAGTATTTGACACTCAACCAGCAGGTATCTTTAAATTCCAATAATAGTTATGTGTTGCGGTAAACCAAAGAATCCAAACCCAAAACCTAAACCTATTAAGTGGAATTAAAAAAATTATTAAGTATTGCTAGAAAAAAACCTCAAAAGGCTGAACGGTCTTTTGGGGTTTTTTATAGTAGTAAGTTTCCTACGGAGATTTACAAAATGAGACATCCAGGCTTAGATGCTAAGGAGTACGAATACATTGAAGAGAATTGGGTTAATCCTGTTCAGAAATTAGTTGGCGATGCTATCTTTGAAACTCAAAAGATATTTAGCGATGACAACTATTCAGTGCAAACTAAAAATGAAACTGTTAGAGAGTTCATAGACAACTATGAGATAATGAGTTTCTTTAAAAATATCTATTGGCAAAATATAATACTAGATTCCAATAGCGTATTAACTTACCATATAAAGTATAGTGAGTTCATAGAAAAACAAAGAGGTATTGAATTAGGGAATGAGTATTTACCACTGCACCCTTATCTAGTAACCTCTGAAAATATATTACATAAAGATAAAACTACTCTAGTATATAGAGTCAAAGGCGATAAAAGAAATAACTTTGTAGCCTTATATTATAATGAAGAAGGTCTGTTGACTTACGAACATTACTCGTATGATATAGCAGATGAAAGCACCGAGCCAATTCTATTTTGGCAGTTCAATAATAATCTAAACAAAAAGTATTACAGGCACGCTGACGGTCTTAAAATCGTTAATGATAATGAGCTAGTAATTAAATCATATTTCAGCCCTAGTGAGTCTATTTTGAGTACTATTATAATAGATTCAGTTAACGTAGGA